ACTTTTGGTGTGTCTATTGATGACATTATTTTTTTACACAACATTGCGGTTTAACCGCAACTAGAAAAGAATACTATGAACGAACTAGTATGGTTTTATTTCACTATCATTATCAACATAGTCATTGGTTTTGCCACGTACTACGCTAGCAAAAGAGATAGAAAAAAGCGCATCAACGGGTTTAAAAAAATACAAGATGATGAGCTTGAAAGAGTTAGAAAAAAATTTGATTTATGATTTTTTAGAAGTCTTTACTTAGAAAGGAACATTATGAACGAACTAGAAAGAACAGCCCTCAATGAAGTATTGAGGACCGTGGCATATATTGCTGAGAAGTTGGATAAAATCGAGAATGCTATGCTCACCTATCAAGAAGCTGATAAGCATCCAAAAGATTAAGTTGCATTTCCATATAGTGCAAGAATCCATGAAGGAATTTTTTCAAATCTTGAAGATCCTTATCACTATGTTTTTTAGTATAGTGGGTTTCATCGTTACCTATATAAACAGTTGCAGTCGCAAATGTTTTCAAAGTTTTATTATCAATATAGTTATCAATAACTTGCTTCAGTGGCATTTTAGCAACTTTATCTTTATTTTCTAATTCAAAAGAGATAACAAAGTCCTTTACGAAAAATTCTAAGGATTTGCGAAAACCGATACCAGCTATATGATCAAGTTTTTCTTGTTCAGCTTTAAGTGCTTGAGTATATATCTCTTTGCCTATAGGAGAGAGTTTTGCTAATTCTTTTGATATTGGGATGTCGCTAGGAAGTTCTGGCTTTACATCTAATATATCGTATTGATAATCAATATTTGCGAAACTATCAACGGTTATTGTAACTTCGATTTCATCAACAAAATAATGGTTACATTGTTGACAATAGCGAGTTGCGCAAAATCGATAGTGATCGTTATCTATACTCTGAGTTGTTTCGTTCACAACTGTTGGACAAGTAATATTTTTACAGATTTTACAGGAATCACTAAGTGTGAAATTGGTTGAGAAATCTCCAGTTGGCTTTATAGGTACATACACGATTATTCACCCCTTGTTTTTATTTTTATTATACCAAATTTAGAAAGGAATATTATGAACGAAATTTTTAATTTTCACGGGCAGGAAGTCCGTACTTTGACAATTGATGACGAGCCGTGGTTCGTTGGGAAAGATGTTGCAGATATCTTAGGATATGCTAAACCACTGGACGCAATTTCTCGGCACGTTGATGAAGATGACTCCGTGAAATACGGACTCACCGACAATTTAGGTCGAACACAAAACACTATCATCATCAACGAATCTGGTCTCTACTCTCTTATCTTATCAAGCAAGTTGCCTCAAGCTAAGGAGTTCAAGCGTTGGGTGACATCAGAGGTTTTGCCAGCTATTCGCAAGCAGGGTGGTTTTATCCGTGAGGACTTGGACGAGGATGCCTTTATCGCTCTTTTTACTGGCCAGAAGAAATTGCGGGAGCAACAGACTAGCATGCTGGAAGATATCGACTACCTCAAGAGCGAGCAACCGATTCATCCAAGCTATGCTCAGTCGCTCCTGAAGAAGCGCAAAGCTCGTGTCGTGGCTTGCTTAGGTGGTATTGATAGTCCTGCTTATGCTGATAAGATTTTCGCTCAGTCGGTATTTAGACAAGCTGAGATTGATTTCAAGGATCATTTTAATATCAGTCGCTATGACTTACTACCCAAGAAGCATGCGGATGCCGCTCTTGCTTACTGGATGACGTGGGAGCCAAGCACTAATACCAAGATGAAAATCATGAAATTGAACTCATTTGACGAAGGGTAGGAGGGGAAGAAGATGGACAATGTTCTACTTTCACTATCTGAATGGATTAAATCTATTATCAAGGACACAATCACAAGGCTAGTCGAAATAGAAAAAGATAGTGATCACTATCCAGAGTTGATGGATGTGAACACTACCTGCGAATTTCTAGGAATTAAGTATGCCACATTTTCAGATAATTATCGTTACTTAAAGGGATTTCCAAAGGAATTACCTGGTAAGAAATGGTCAAAAAGAGCCATCAAAGAATGGCTCTCTAATCAAATATAATAACTTTACTAAAAGGCTTCTGGACAAGGTCTTAGCAAAATTATTTGACTATATTATAGCACAAAAAGAGGATAAGGAGATAAAAATGTTTGAACCACCGATTTTAGACCAGTTGATGGGGGTTGGAGCCTTACTGCTTGGATTTGCAGGGGCTTGCCGTCATATCAAATTGCAGGAACAACGCAAGGAAGAAGAAAGACGAGAAGAGCAAGAATTTGCGTCTATGATTATTCAAGGCTATAACCATGCTTACGAACGTGGTAGAGAAGCTGAACGTCAAGAAATCCGCAAGAATATTCGTCGTCCGTTCAAGGGCTTTACCTACGACAATGAACCGCCTCAAGGATTGCGTCCTGAGCCGTTAGCTTTGCCAGAACCTAAACAGTCTGCAATCAGATTTTTGTAATGAGGAGGTCAGGAAATGGAAGAATTGATTGAATGGCTTGAAACCAAAGAAAAATTAAACAGGGAAATGATTTCTGACGAGGAAACATCGGACTTTAACCTACATCTAGAAAATGATAATGATACCATGTTCATGATCAAGGAATACTTGAACGATTATAACAAGCTAGCCAAAGACTATCGAATTCTATCGTCTGAAAATCGTCTACTTAAGCTTGAAAAAATGGAGCTGGAAGGCAGGCACATCTATGAGGATATGCGGATGAAGTACCGTGCCAATCGTAGGAAGTGGGGTGCTCGGTATGTCTGAAATCAAGTGGATAAAAATCAAAACGGATATTTTTGACGATGAAAAGATGTGTCTAATTGATGCCTCGCCTGATCGTGATGCAATTATTGTAATCTGGATCAAACTTATAACACTAGCAGGCAAATTGAATACAAAAGGCGTACTAACCATTTCTAAAAACATTGTATACACCGATGAAATGCTTGCACAAACGTTCCACCGTCCGTTGAATACAGTTCGTATGGCTCTTGAAGTTTTTGAAAAGTTTGGAATGGTTGAAAAAATCGATGGAGTGATAATGTTACCCAATTGGGAGAAACATCAGAACATTGACGGCATGGAAAAAATAAAAGAGCAAAATCGAAATAGAGCAGCACGTCACCGACAAAAACAGAAATTACTTGCACAGAACAACGAAAGTAACGTTACTGATAACGTTATGGATAACGTTACAGTAACGCATGGTAACGCACTAGATAAAGAATTAGATAAAGATATAGAGATAAATAATAATAAGGTGATGATTAGTTCCAGCCTTTCTGAAAATTTGAAAAATAGCGGAATCCATCTAACTGATAAGTCACATCAACAGTTACTTGATTATGTGGGACTTGATGGAATGAGTTTCGATATGTTGAACCGTGCAGTCGAGAAAACTTCCGGATCACACAAACCTAGTTTCAATTACCTAATAGCCATTCTTGAAAGTTGGAAAAAGAAAGGCTTCACATCGATTGAGCAGGTGGATGAGGACGACCGTAAATATAAAGAGGGTAAGAAGTCAAGACAACAAAACGATAAAACATCGGAACAGGAGGTAAGGGACGAATGGGGATTTTAGAACTAATTGAGCAGTTCGAGATTGACTATTATCCGTTAAGCTACGAGAAGAAAACTCTTTTAGCAGACCAACCAATTCATCAAGTGGTTGCCTGCTTGTCTGAAATGACTAGCTGGCATGAATGCGGAGGTCGGCTAGTATGGTAGACAATGTGTTTGAGGAAATCGCCTTATCTTATCGTAGGAATACAGAACAACAAGAAGAGTTCTGCGAAAAGCATAACATCCCTTTGATAAAGATATTGAGGACCGAGAGTGTTGTATGTCGCATGTGTGAATCTGAGCGGATTCATGAAGAAAATCAGGAAAGAGTGAATGAACTGGCTAATGCTGAGAATGAGCGAGAGAGGAAATACTATCTTGAAAAGTTCTCTCTTTATGATGAAGTTTTGAAAAATGCTACTTTGGACAATTTTGAAACACCAACCGAAAAAGAAGCGGAAAAGCTAGCTTTTGCAAAGAGGATTTGTCGTGAGTGGTCTGAGGGTGCTAGGAACAACATCGTGTTACAAGGAGAAGCTGGAACAGGTAAGAGCCATTTGGCTTTTGCTATGGTTAAGGCTCTATCTGAGTACACGAAAGAGATTGCTATTTTTATTAACGTAACTGACTTGCTGATGAAGATTAAAGCTGATTTTAGTCAGGAAGAGTTTCTGGTCAATAAAATTGCTAGTGCTAAGTTCTTGGTTTTGGATGATTTAGGAATGGAAAAAGATAGCGAATGGTCATTTACTATTCTCTACAATATCTTGAATAAGCGTTCAAACACAATCATTACCACAAATTTGATTTCTACCGATATTCAAAAAAGATATGGCAGACCTTTCATGTCCAGACTAATGAAGGGTGTAGATAAAGACCATTTGATGGTTTTCAATGATTTGACAAACAAGCGAAAGCAATATTTTTAGAATAGGGGTGGCTGATGTTTATTTTAAAGCATGGGACAAGAGAGGATAAGCCGTTTCTAAGGTCTGCAATTATCAGTGTGACTGGCTTGGATATTTCGTGTTCCGAGGAGAAGAAAGCCATGCGGTTTATTTCTCGGGCGGCAGCCTTACAGGTTAGCAAGGCATTGAGAGGTTCCTTTGGGAACTTTTACCCTGTCGAGGTGGAGTGATGTTAGAGCTTTATTTCGTCTACAACGGGCACTGCAAGTTTTACCTTGGAACGTTTGACAATGTCGATGATCTCATTGAACAGATGGAAGATCATCAGTGGGCTTTCTCGGCTATCACTCATCCAAGATTTCAGAAGCACATTGGTCAGCGGACGACACGATTTGACTACGGTTCTAAGGATTGTTACTATTTAGCGACTTTTTCAGGAGGAGAAAAAAATGATTGAACTTATTAAAGAATTTGGAATGGCTATTCTGTGGTTATTTCTCGGCTATTTAGTCGGGGAACGTGCAGCAAGAAAGGAAAAGAAAGATGATCAATAACGTTACATTACTATATTGAAGCCCTGAACGACTTAGACGGTCTGGTGGAAGTCTCCTACAGAGAAGCTATTGAAAGATTTTTAGAAGATGAATTATGATAAACGAACAGTCATTGATGGACTGAAACGCACAATCGAGCAAAACGAAGAGAAGATAATCGAGTATTCGAAGCCGTGTGATGCACGCAAGAGACGGATTAGAGCGCTGGAGCGCGATTTGTTGAAGAAAAAGAATAAAGAATTAAGACGGAAAGCGGAGGAGTTGGAAGATGATGGAAGAGTTAAAGAAAAAAGTTAATGCAGTATACAACTGGACGGTAGAAGACGGGAAGCCGCAACCTCCCCAGCAAGATTTACCACAAGCAGTGAAAGAACGGGTGGACTATTTTTGGGAAATGGCAGAAGATGGTATGACGTTTATGGGAGCGATGGAATGCATCTTCGCTGATGAAAAGCCTACAGACTATGATTTGGGAGCTACTAAGGATTGGTTGCCAAAATCTAAGGAGTTTGATGATTGGGTTGGCTATTCGCCAAGCATGGCTCAGGTAGTTATTGCAGTTTATTTGATTTATGGAGGAAACTAAGATGAATATTAAGGCATTGATTAAGAAGTACGAAGCGGTTGAATGTGTTGTAGGTATTGTTAGCGGAAAAACTATTCTAAAAACCGTTCTAAGAGACTTGGAACAACTAGACGAACCGCAGAAAGTCAAAGTTCCGCAGTTTGTGGCTGAATGGATTGAGGAAGCTAGAAAAGCTTGTAAAGACGTGGCAGAATTATTCGAATTTGATTTCACGAACGATGAAGTTAGGAAATGGTTTATGCAAGAAAGACCATTTGATTTAGTTGCTCGTGCATGGCTTGACGGCTACGAGGTCGAAAAAGAGAAGCGGTATTTTGTTAGTCTGAATAATGGGCAACCTTTGACTAAAACGCAATCAGGGAAGGTTCTTTATTTTAACCAAAATATAATTACTGGAAATTATAAATTCACCCGCAAAGAACTTGAAGAAGGAATGAAGAATCAAAGTAAACGCATAAAAATCCCAATGGAAATTAGACCGTTTGATGTTGGTTATCGAATAGTAAATAAACACGGTCAAGCGCTGGCCCTAAAAAACGGAGCAAGCATATTCGCTTTACCTTCGCTGGCCGAAAAAGCGATAAAGAAAGAGTTTAGTAAAAATGACCCAGACTTTGACATTGAAAAGCATTTTGTTGAAGAGGTCGCTATTGTCAATTTAAGTAAATTTCATAGTTATTTTGAAGACCGTGTATGAGAAAGTGAAAGTTGGGGATGAGGTGATGTTGTGAAATTCTTGGATTTATTCGCAAATAGCAAAGGAGTTATCATGAACACAATAGAGAAAGTCAAACAATGGTTTATTGACCGTGACCTTGAAAACGGTGGACGGCTAGATAAGCAATCTTTTTGAAATCATCATGGATTATGAATGGAAGCAGATGCAGGAGCAGGCTACATTCATAAAAGCTAATACTAGAAAGTGGAGAGCAAGATGCAACTAAGATTGAAAGAACTTAGAGAGGAACTATGTCTATCCGTAGGACAGATGGCGAAAGAAACAGGTGTTTCACAAAATACAATTCATTTGTATGAACGAGGTGGATATCCGTCGATTAAGCAAATTGAAATGATTGCTAAAACATATGATGTAAACCCTGCGTGGCTTGTTGGGTGGATAGATGATGAAATGATGCATGGAGTTCAGGTCGTTGAAAAAGTGGTCTATAAAGAAAGTCCAACAGCAAGATTGCCGGATTATTTCAATAACAATAACGAAGGTAAGATTATCAAGTGGGTCAAAACTAAAAGATATATGGGAGGTAAGGTTTGGGCAAAAAGAACCTAATAACAGCACGAAGAGATTATCTCGAGTTTGAACTCAATGATAAATACTTACAGATTGACAAATTGATTGGTCAAAGAAGACATGAATTAGAACGATTGTACGAAGTGAAACATCTCACTGTTCCTGGTATTGATGATACTGGTGCAAGCGGAAGTGGCACGTTCGTAAATAGGTCTGAGAACCTAGCAGTTGCTTATGCAAGCGATCCGATGGTTTTAAGACTGGAAAACTTTCAAACAGCAATTTCAAAGCTACTCGATGTACTTGAACCTGATGATAAAAAAATCTTTCATTTGAAATGGGGAGAACACACTAGGTACGATTGGATTCAAGTTTGGCATAAAATGGAGAATGGTGACACTGGGTATCTATACAGGCACAGTAAGCAGATTTACAGAAGACGTGAAATCATTCTTGATACACTTGCAAAGTTATTGTTCATGTAACTTGTCAAAAAAAAGTATAGCATTGACAAAAAGAATATGATAGATTGATACTATCCAAAGCACTGAGAAAATCTTAGTGCTTTATTTTTTTGTGAAAGGAGTAAAACTATGAATATTGTTGAACCGTTACGAGATAAGGATGATATCCAAGCCATGAAGGACTATCTATCATCTTGGAATGAAAAGTATTACATGTTATTTCTTTTGGGAATCAATACAGGTTTTCGTGTCGGAGATATTCTCAAACTAAAGGTTAAAGATGTTCAAGGTTGGCATATTAAAGTTAGGGAACAGAAAACAGGGAAATACAAGAGCATTAAAATGACAAGGCCACTCAAGAATGAATTGAGGGAATTTGTCAAAGATAAAGAATTACATGAGTATCTATTTCAGAGTCGTGTCGGAAAGAATAAGGCGCTCAGCTATAAGACGGTATACTGGTTTCTTAAAAGAGCTGCTGAAGACTTAGGAATCGATAATGTCGGAACTCACACGATGCGAAAAACATTTGGCTATCATTACTACAAGAAGTACAAGAACGTTGCAGACTTGATGTCATTATTCAATCATTCAAGTCCAGCAGTTACACTAATTTATATTTGTGTAAGGCAAGATGAACTTGATACTAAGATGAGTAATTTTAGCCTCTAATATTTTTTTGATTTTTTCAACTATCCATAACGAGGAGGTTTCTAGTTTATATTTTGAAGAGGGCCTGAAGCGTTGTCCGTGCTAGTTTTTTAGTATGAAACAAAATTGGATAAAATATAAGATATAACTAATTCAACAGAGATATTTTACATAAATTCAAAACTCAAAAATAAATCTTGTCAAAAAAAGATATAGAATTGACAAAATGAATCTGATATATTTGTATCATGCGAAAAATTCGGAGAGCAAGTCTAGATATGTTCTCTTTTTGTTGGAGGTAAGCATGAGACCAAAAAGGTATCCGTACTCGTTGACTAGTGAGATTCTAGTTGAAACATCAATAATTTATGCATGGGACAAGCCAATGTATAAGATGATTTCGTTCATGAACAGATACACAAGAGAAATCCGAGTTGAATCATTCAAGCTATGACATTCAAGAATCCTAAACACTCTGACTGGTTTAGATCTTGGCAGATTAAATTCTACAACTCGAAACCTTGGAGAACTCTGAGAAATAGAATCAGAACTACAAAGCGTATGCGCTGCGATGTGTGTGGACGTTTAATTCATGGCAAGAGCATCGTTGACCATATTATAGAGATTGATGAAACTAATTATCAAGATGAGTCTATTACTCTCAACGAAGATAATCTGCAATTACTTTGTCTCGAGTGTCATAATACAAAAACATTTCAAAGTAAAATAAATTTAAATTTAGAAAATCGGAATATTAATTTATTTTGATTTTTTATTTTTTGGATTTTTGATTTTTATCAGATCCCCCCTATTTAAAATTTTCACACACCCAAAATAATAACGGTGTCAATCCTC